CCCAAAAACACCGACATGGCTTGACTATGAACTCATGTAACGTACTCACGTACTCACACTGTAATAATTTTGTTTGTGTGTTTACGGCACCTTACACGTCGTGAGTACGCATAATACGCTGAATACGGCATTTTCGAATTTAGAAAATGCGTGTGTCCGTTTCTGGCTGTAGAGGTCTATATAGGGAAACTCGCGACCTCAGCCCCAGGCCCAAGGTCCGAGGTCCCTGTTCCTAGCGCCTTGATCCAAGGTCCACGCCCCTCGGTCCCCTGCCTCGAGCCCTAGGTCCACGACCCCCTTGACGCCCTCCCCACAAAACTCTACAAGTAATCCACAACTACTTAGCCGAGGAGAGACGAGATGACCAAGATCGACACGATGACCTTCCCTGATTTCTACGCCGAGTGCGCGTATCGTGATGGCGTCCGAGACCAGCGCGAGGGCCACTGCAACAGCGTCCCCAGCTACATGCGGCATGGCGAGTTCGAGCCGATTGGCTATGGCTGGTACCTCCGCGGTCGCAAGGCGGCGCAGTTGGGGCTGGTTGCATGAGAGCCTACTACAACGAGATCGACCCGAAGGCGGCTGCGTGGCTGCGAGAACTCATCAAGCGCGGCTTGATCGCGGATGGAGACGTAGATGAGACGGACATCAGAGACGTGGACCCAGCTCGACTGGGTGGATACACTCAATGCCACTTCTTCGCGGGGATCGGCGGCTGGAGCCTCGCCCTCCGGCTCGCAGGATGGCCCGACGACCGCCCTGTTTGGACCGGATCCTGTCCGTGCCAGCCTTTCAGCGCGGCAGGCAGAAGAGCGGGGGTTGCTGACGAGCGGCACTTGTGGCCGCATTGGCACCACCTCATCAGCCAGTGCCAGCCTGCAATCGTCTTTGGAGAGCAAGTTGCGAGCAAGGACGGCCTCGGCTGGCTCGACCTTGTACACGCTGACATGGAAGCCACGGGCTACGCCGTCGGGGCTGCGGATCTGTGCGCTGCGGGCATCGGCGCGCCGCATATCAGACAGCGGCTCTGGTTCGTCGGAGAGCGGCTGGCCGACGCCGCAGATGCGGGACTTCAGATCGGGCGGCGAGGATCGGGTCGAGAACCCGGATCGGTCGAACAATCTGAACGACTTCGTGCTGATGGCGGGCTGGCCGACGCCGGAAGCAGAGGAAGCACGCAGGGGCTATCAGAACCGCAACAACGGCAAGAAGGGATCGCAGGAGAGCATGACGACAATCGTGGTCAACGCGCTGGGGGACAAGCCGCACCTGCCGCCGCATGGCCCCGCCCGACTGACGGCCAGTGGGCAGCTGCTGACTGGCTCTTCTGCCGGGATGGAAAGTGGCGGCCAGTTGAACCCGCTTCACAGCGCATGGCTAATGGGTTATCCTTGTGTTTGGGATCAGTCCGCAGAGCGCGTGCTGACGAAAAAGAAGAGGTGCTAAGTGTCGAGGGGCGCGTTGGACTTGGGCGTAAAGCCTTGCGAGTGCTGCGGGAATCAAATGGCCCGGAAGCGTTTTGGCTCTCGGTTGGAGGACGCATCGGTTTTCCGCAAGCGACGTTTTTGCTCGCTATCCTGTGCGAATACTCGCGGGAATTGGGGATCGTCGAAGACGGCAAAAAGACGAGCAGCGCACAAAATGGCGAAGTCTTTTTGCGAACGCTGCGGCGAAGCACACCGTCGGCTTCATGTTCACCACAAAGATCAGAATGTTCAGAACAACTTATCCGAGAACTTGGAGACGCTTTGTCCAAGTTGTCACAAGATAGCGCACAACACCAAGAACTTATGAATTTTTTGGCAAGCTATACGGCAGGGCCGCTCGCGAATAGTGCTGCCGCCCGCGTGGGACGACTGCGCGGTTACGGCAATGCCATCGTCCCGCAGGTCGCCGGGACCTTCATCAGGAGTGTGATGGAATGCTGACCAAGTGGATCCAATGTCCGAGTTGCGAGGGCCGAGGTGAGGTGGAGTATGAGGTTGCGGTCCCGATGGGGTTTTCGAACCCGTATGGGTACCTGACGGCGGAGTGGGATGTGTGCGACGACTGCCGTGGGCGTGGTGAGGTGGAGGTGGATGATGACGCAGACGACGAGTGAGCTTTCGTGGTTGCGGACGAAGGTTACCAAGCAGCGCAGTGAGATTGCGCGATTGGAGCAGGTAGTGGCGCGGCTGTCGGTGGAGAAAGCGGAGTTGCTGCTGGACTTGAAGATGTACAAGGCGGAGTTGGAGAAGCTCGATGCTAAGTAAGGAACAGCAGGACAAGTTCTTGGATGCGATGCCGGACGACGCGTCGATTGGGGACATGGTTGCGATGACCTTGGTGATGGCGACTGTGTATGAGTTGACGGTTGAGGAGTTGAAGGCGTTGATTTTGACGCTGGCTGCGGCGGTTGAGAGTGGGAAGTACGAGAAGTTGCTGGAGGATAACCAGCGCATGAGGAGGATGAACTGATGAAGGAGAATGTTGAGGTGTTCTACGAGATCGTCGGCGTCAACTCAGACACGGGCCAGTCTACGACGCGTCTGGTGTGGGGGATTGGTTCGACGAAGCGCGCTGCGGGCGTTGTTCGGCGGCTGCGTCGGTCGAGGTACGACCAGATAGAGGCAAATCTGGTCCATGTTCGCCGCGACAAGATGCCGTGGCTGTTGGTTGAAAAGTATGAGGGGCCGTGATGGCAAAGTGGGCTGAACCGAGGATCGAGGACCTGTTGTCTGCGTTGCATCGGATTGAGCGTGTTGCTGAGTTGATCATGAACGACAAGACGGCGGGGAATTACTGGAACGTGCAGCGTGCTGGCGAGATCAAGTTGCTGGCGCAGGTAGTTGAGCGGATGGTTAGGGAGCCGATGAGCCATGGCGACGCATGAGGAGCCGCTGCCCAAGTGGCTGGAAGAAGAACTGAAGCAGCAAGGTGTTAGGACACCGCCGCCGCAGCCTAAGCCTCCGAAGCGTGAGGAGCAGGCGAGGGAGCCGTGGTACAGGAGGGGTGAAGAATGCCCGTTCTGAGTGTGACAATCCTGACGGTTGGCCTATCCACTGGGTGGCAGGGTTATGTTGGCGTGTATGCCGAGATGGACCACTGCCGTGATGTGCAGGCGCTGATTGCGCATGAGGAGCCCGGTGCGGTGACGGTGTGCGAGACGCACCGGCTGTATGAGCCTGTGCCGATCCCGCCGCCGAGGCCACCGGGGCTGCGGGTGGTGCGTGATCCGGTGCCGATCCCGCCGATGAGGCCGTGATGATGTTGCACTATCATGGCACGCCGCTGACGCCGCGATCTGAACTGCTTAAGCTGGCCGGAAAATGTTTCTGCGTCAGTTTTGCGGATCCAAGGGACGACGACTGGTGCTTGGCGCATGGGCAATCGGTGATGTGGGACAACGGGGCCTTTTCGCTCTACACGCAAGGAAAGAAACCTGATTGGAACAAGTTGCATGGCTGGCTAGAAACTCGCTTGGGTCACCCGCATTGGGCAGTCGTTCCAGACGTGATTGACGGGGATGTTGATCAAAACCTCTCTCTGATAGCTGCTTGGCCGCACTCAAAGGATCTGTCTGCTGTTGTGTGGCACATGGGGGAGCCGATTGATCATTTGCTGCGCCTAAGCGATCTTGGGTTTGCGAAGATCTGTTTTGGGAGCAGTGGAGCGTACTGGCAGGTTGGGTCAGAGGCATGGGAAAGGCGCGCAGATGAGGCGTTCAACGCTCTGGCTTCTCGCGGACCTCGGCCTTGGGTCCACATGCTGCGCGGGTTGGCGCTCTGCGGGGATCGATGGCCCTTTGCCAGTGCGGATAGTGTGAACGTCGCCAGGAACTACAAGGACACATCCACCTGTCCAGAGCGCATGGCGCGTAGGATTGATGCGGTTCAGAACCCCATCAAGTGGACTACCAGACCTCAACAAACGGAGATGATGTTATGAAAGGGTACGCTGCGTTAGCCGGATACATTGCGACGATCCCGGCTGCAAACTGGATGATCTCTAACGTCGGAACATGTATTCCGGATGGGCCATGCCTGATACCAGTCGGGTTGGGTTTGATGGCTCCGTCTGGCGTTCTGATGGTTGGTGCGGCTTTGGTTCTGCGTGACGCTGTCCACCAGACGTTGGGCATGCGTTATGCGCTGGCTGCCATCGCCGTTGGCGCGCTAATTTCTGCGGGCATCGCGCCGCCCGCCATTGTGCTTGCTAGCGTGGCGGCGTTCCTTCTGTCTGAGTTGGCTGACTTCGCAGTGTATGCTCCTCTTGCGCGCCGTAGGCTGGCGGTGGCGGTGGCATTGTCTGGGGTCGTTGGCGCGGTGATCGACAGTGCCGTGTTCCTGCTGATCGCCTTCGGCTCTCTTGACTACATTGCCGGCCAAGTCGTCGGGAAAGTTTGGTTCAGCCTGCTGGGTGGCGCAGTGATTTGGTGGATGCGGAGGAGCAAATGACCGAGGAAGTGAAGGAAGGCACGATCCGCGTGGTCGAGTGGCTGCTCGACTACACTGCTAAACAACCGCTGTTTTCGCCCCACCGTCGCCACCGTTTAGAACAATATGTAGGTGGCCGATGGGTAGAAGTTCCCGTGTTCCACTTCGACCGAGAGGGGAAGTTGAAGGAGGGGAGGCTGAGATGACCAAGGAGCAAGTAGAGCGGGCCGTGATCGAGGCGTTCAAGGTGGTGTTCAGGAAGATGCGGGAGGGGAAGCTGTGAGCAAGAAAAGCTGCCCGCTGGGCGAGGACTGCGACCTGACGATTGCGTGGATGAAGGGAGCAGAGCACGCGCACGACAAGGCGAAGGCTCGGATTGAGGAACTGGAGGCCGAGGTAGCAAGGCTAGAAGAGATCATTGATAATCTGTATAGGGAGATCGTGTATGGCCGATGAAGAACTGAAGGGAGACAAGCCATGACCAAAGACGACGATCTGGTGAAGAGGCTTCGGGATAGGGCGAAACAAGAGAGACTTATTCAAGCCAATAACGAAACTGTGGCGGCTGCGTTGATGGGCCAGCGCCTTCTGTTCGATCAGGGTCATCGCAGCCCCTCCAATACCTACGCTGTTCGTCTGTCTCTGGACCACGAGAAATGCGCGAAACAGGACGCCGAGCTAGCCGCTGATTGGGACGAAGCAGCCGACCGCATTGAGGCACTGGAGGCCAAGTTGGCGAAGGCGGTGGAAAGGTTGACCGCCATGCGGGATGACAGGGTAGGATATCGCCATGTGTCTCACTACCGTCGTGGTGCGACTGTCATGCTGGCCGAGATTGAGGGAGACAACCCATGACCGACGACCTCAAGCGCGAGATCCAAGAACTGCGGCAGCAAGCCACGTTCTGGCAGGAGCGCGCCGAATACTGGCGTGACCTGTGGAGCAGGGCCGCGAACCGGCTGCTGCGTGTAGACCCGGAACTGTCTGGGCCGATGACGACCACGGCAGAAGAAATCAGGAAGATCACGCAGGCGTTGAAGAACCCAGATCCGTGGAAGGATGTGTGATGATCCCCAAGCATGTTCATATGACATGGCCGACGAAGGAAATAGTTAACAGTCAAGCCACTCTCGTTAACCTCGGCCTTCGCAGATTGATCGACCTGAACCCCGAGTGGACGATAACGATCCACGAGGATGCGGAGGTGAACAAGTATTTGGAGTTCCACCTCGGCAGCAACTTCTGGGGACTGATCCGCAACGACCACATTGTCACCAAAACGGACCTGTGGCGGCTCATCAAACTCTACGAAGAGGGCGGCGTCTACTGCGACATAGACCGCATCTGCGACACACCGCTCGACGTTGCTATACCAAAGAGTGCGTCGTGGGTGTTACCGACTTGTCTCGACCACGACTTCAGTCAGGACTTCATGGCGACGGAACCAGGCAACCCTGCCTTTGAACTGGCAGCAGCCCTGTATATCGACCGCCGCAGGAAGGGGCAGACAAGCACCTACTACCTTGGGCCCCAGACCTACATGCACGCGGTGACAGAGACGCTCACGGGCTATCCTATAAACTCGGGCTGTGGTCCGTGGGTGATGTCCAAGTTGCGAGAGCAGATCGCCACGATGCCGTTCATCGCGACCTACCGTGAGCAGCCGCCCTACAATACGATCCTGCACAGGGGAGACACTGACATCGACCACGAGAAGGAGAAGCGGGCGCTCTATGCGGAGTTCGGGATGAAGCATTGGACGGGGGAGTGGTGATGTACGTCACGTTAGTTACGGGCGGCTTTGATCCGCTGCACGTCGGGCATCTGGACTACCTCAACGCGGCAGCCACGCTCGGGGACAGGCTGATCGTCGGGATCAACAGCGACGAGTGGCTGATCCGCAAGAAGGGCGCTGCGTTCATGCCGCGCAAGGACCGAGCCAACATCATCCGCGCGCTGCGGGTGGTGGATACGGTGATGTTCTTCAACGACAGCGATGACACCGCCTGCCACGCCATCGAGCGTGCGCTGCGGATGTGGTCAGGCGCGCACATCATCTTCGCCAACGGCGGGGACAGAGACATGGATAACACCCCAGAAATCGAAAAGTTTGGGGAGCACCCCCGCGTTTCCTTCTCCTTCGGTGTCGGAGGAGACAAGGTAGAGAGCAGCAGCAATCTGCTGAAAAGATGGGTGAGCAAATGCGGATCATAGTTCCGGCGTACAACGTCAAGCCAGACCAAGCCACAAGGTTCGAGGCTCAAATTGCGGCGGTCATGCACATGAAGCGTGCTGAAGAGATCAACCGCTTCAAGGAGGATGGTCTACCGCCGATGGAGGGCAGGCCTAGGCCTTTGGTTGGTGGCGGGAAGCTTCCGGACAACAACACTCGGAAGACGGCGATCACGAAGGGGCGGGAGAACAACCCTACGGACGAGATCATCTTGAAGACCCTGAGGGGTCGAGAGTTGGGTGGACATGAGGTGGCGCGGATGATTAATCTGTCCACGGACACGGTCAGGACTGCGTTATCGCGGCTGCTGACGCGTGGCCAAGTGAGCAGAAGATCGAACGGATACCAGATTCTTTGGACGGCAACAGGAGACAAGACGGAATGATCACCGAGCAGAAAGAAGTGATAGTCGAGAACATCGCCCTGAACGGAAGTGCGTTCGGCGTCACAAAGGAGGGAGAGAATGTGTTCATCAATGCGAGGATCGTGGCGCTTCTAGGCATTCGCATTATGGACAACATCGTTGCCCATGTGCTGCCCAATTACCCGAACCGTAAGGACCAAGTACCGTGGCGCGCGGTGCGAGTAGACAAGACCGAGACGGCTGCGGCCCCTGCGGCGCTGTCTATTGAGCCGAGGCTCGAGGACATCATCTTGCGGCACATGAAGGATGGCGGGATCTACAGCAACGCTGAGTTGTCCGAGGACCTTGAGCATGACGTCCTGATGGTCAGCAATGCGACGGCTAGGTTGTTCGCTGCGGGCAAGCTTGCGAAGGCGGAGGTCTACCGTCGCCCCGGGCAGGCGAGGCCCTCGTTCCTGCTCTACGCGATTAACGTTGAAGAGTTCGAGTAGTTGCGGTAAGCACACAAACGTTATATGTGTTGACCACAAGAGGCAGGAATGGCGCTCCCGATGAAAGACGACGAAGACTTCCGGCGGCACAATCAGAAGGCGATGGAGGCTGCGGCTACGGAACTGCGGCAGGCTGTAGCTGACTACGAGCGGCTGGAGGGTGAAAAGCAGGACGTTGCCCGAGACCAGAAGGACATCTTCACTGTCCTGAAGTCGAAGGGGTACAACGTGAAGGCTGTTCGTCAGATCCTTCGGGAGCGCCGCCGCGACAAGGGCGAGCTTGAGGAAGAGCAGGCAATCGTCGAACAATACAGGCTGTTGCTGGAATGAGGGACAATCAGGTTATGAGGGACGAGAAGCCCGTGTTCAGAAACGTGGCCGTCCCTCTCGACGTCTATGCGATGCTAGACGCGCTGGCGAGGGCTGACAACAGGTCCAAGGCTCGCCAGCTGTCTGTCTTGATCCGCAGGGCTTACGAGATCCGAAAAACGTACGAAGGCACGTTCGACAACGTCAAGTCCTCGTAAACATCCCAGCGCGCTCTTTGCCGCGCTTTAGCTGCTCTGGCATGTTGTTGTAGCCACGGATCTGGGTGACGTTATCGCGCTTCATGGCGCGCAGGAACACCTCGGCGATGTGCGGTTCCAGCCCGGTCTTCTTGACCAGTTCCGCCGTCGCCGTCTTCTTGTTCCGCAGTCCTTTGCGGTAGTCCACGAACACCTCGATGGCGTCTTGGACGTTTATTTCGCCGGGCTTAGGTTTAGCCATTCGCGTTCTCCATAAAGTTAAGTCTAGCGTACTGCCCAAAGACCCTTACGGCGGCTTGGTCTCTTGCTTTTGCAGCCTCTTCCTCGGTGCCGTAACTTCCTAGGCTAACCTTAACGCCCTCTGGGCAGATATATGCCACCCACTTGTTGGACTTCTTACACCTAGATACCCCAACAAACCGTGAAGCAGAACCCTTCGCAGGCCGTTGATTGTACTGGTTTTGTGTGTTTGTCGCCTCTCTAAGATTGACCCACCTGTTGTCCGATCTATCCCCGTTTATGTGATCGATTTGATTGCTGGGCCAGCGTCCCTCCATGATGCAGAACGCTGCTCGATGCGCCAGCAGGCTTTTCCCAAAGAGGTTGCCACGGAGATACCCGTTTGGGTTTTTTGCCGTTAAGGCTGGCCTACCCGCAAAAGAAGTTTTGAAGATTTGGTAGGCTCGTTCCTTGGTGTATCTCCCGTAGTTGTCGTGGAAGTACTTCAACGGTCTGTCCTTCCACGTTAGGGTACCTGTTTCTGGGTTATAGTCCAGCAACTCCCGAAGTTCTTCAGGGGTCACGGTTTTTTCGGTTGTATCCTCAGCCATTCCTGCGCCTCCTCCCCAAGAACCAAAGCCCCTAACTGCATCTTACTCTGGAGTGCAGCGACGATTTTCTCGTCAATGGTGCCTTCAGTGATTAGATCCACATAGGTGCATGCGTTTCGTTGGCCTATCCTATGCATTCTATCCTGTGCTTGCAAGCGGTGTTCTAGATCAAAAGAATTTGCGTAGAAAATCATTAGGTTGGCAGCGGTCAGCGTCAGACCATAGCCGCCGGTCGATGGGTTGCCCACGAAGTACTTGAGCGGGTGGTTCGGATCCTGAAAGTCATGCACGATCCGATTGCGCTCGTCGCTGGAGGTGTCTCCGTAGTAGGCTGCCACGCTGTCCTCGCCGTACTTTTTCTTGAGCGTCTCGGTGATCTGCTGGATGTCGTGCCGGAACCGAGACCAGATGATCGCGCTGCCGTCGTGCTCCTCAAGGACCTCGGTCAGGGCGTCCATGCGCGATGACTTGAAGGTCACGATCTCGCCGTCGTCGGTCTTGAGGTGGCCTGACAGGATCTGCTGGAGCCGCAGCAGCTGCGTGATGACATGCTGCGTGGTGACCAGTTCGCCGTTGTCCAGCATGAGCACGGCGGTCTTCCTGATCTGCTCGTACATCTTGAACTGCTCGTCCGTCATGGTGACGTAGCGGGCGGTGTAGATCTTCTCGGGCAGGTCGAGGCAGTCCTTCTTCAGCACCCGGTAGGCGTAGCGGTCGATGCGGTCGGTGAGCTCGTCCAAGTTCCGGTAGCCGACGACTTGGTTGAAGTTGGCCGCTCCCATCTTGCGCCGCTGCATGACAGAGTAGCGCGCTTGGAACGCGTAGAAGGATTCGAAGCCCAAGAGCCCAGGTCCGAGGAACTCGAACTGAGAGTAGACGTCGAGTGGTGACTTGGTGACGGGAGACCCTGTGAGAATGCGCCGGTAGGCGAAGCCCGCTGCGATGCGGGTGAGGGCCTTGGTGCGTCTGGCGCTGGGGTTCTTGATCGTGGTGCTTTCGTCGATGGCGATGAGGCCGTTCGCACCGCGCTTGGAGGCGAACCATACGCCTGCCTTCTGGCCTTTGACGGTGGAGAAGGCTTCGACGTTCATGACGAAGATAGTTAAGCCGTTAAACGATTCGTAGACGGACCGCAGTTCGGCCTGTTGCGCCTTGTTGGGGTCGTTTGCCCAACGGATGACCCGATGGGGTATTTCGTCTGGCAGATGCTCTGGGATCTCCTTGCTGATCCAGTTGCGGTACACGCCCTTGGGGGCGATGATCAGGGCGAAGTTGATCAGCCCGTCGAGGTACATCTGCGCCATGTTGTCGATCAGGCACTTCGACTTGCCGGTCCCCATCTCCATGAGGAACCCGTAGCTGCTTTTGTGTCCAGCCTTGGACAATGCTGTCCGCTGGTGTTCGTAGGGCGTAGTTTTGAATTTATAGTTGACAGTCATCTCGAACCTCCGATATCGTCCATCTTATGGTTGTCGCGCTTGTGTGTCAACCACAACCCTGAAGAGGAGAAACTTATGGAGTTGTTCGACGACATGTTCGACGAGAGCGTTGCTCTCAAGGACGTGCAGACCGATGCGGCCAAGTCTCTCAGTCAACTGGTCAGGACGATGCGTCGTCTTGACGCAGAGATCGAAGAGGCCGAGGCGCATCTCAAGTCTCTCAACCAAGAGCGTCACAAGCTTTCGGTGGAGACGATCCCGGCTCTCATGGACGAGATGGGCGTGGAGCGCGTTGACGTTGATGGTGTGACTGTAGCCCGCAAGCTACTGGTTCATGCCTCGATCCCTGCCGACCGCCGCGATGAGGCGTTTGACTGGCTCCGCAGCCAAGGTCTTGACGACATCATCAAGAACGATGTCACTCTGACCTTCGGCAAGGGCGAGGACAACACCGCTGGCGACGTGATCGGCATGCTGCGGGACAAGGGTTTCGACCCTTCGACCAAGACCCACATCCATCCCTCTACACTACGGGCCTTCGTGAAGGAGCGTGTTGTTGAGGGGAAACCCATCGACCTCGACATGTTCGGGGCGTTTGTTGCCAATGCGGCAGAGATCCGGAGGAAGGCGAAATGAGAATGAAAAACGTGCCCATGGAAGAGATGGGGCAGGAGTTCAACCAGATGTTCCAAGAACACTTCGCTCGTGATGAAGGGCCCGGCTATGAGAAGCCGCGCGAGGTTCTGGTTGTGTCTGGTGAACTTCCTTCCCGGTTTAACATCCGCTCTGGTTCGGAGAAAAAAGCATGAGCACCGCAGTAGCCAAGAAGCAGAACACAGAGGTTTCGACCGAGGTTCTGGACGACATCTTCATCCTTGCCGGTGATGGTGCCGCATTCGACAGTTCCGAGATGCAGATCCCGTTTGTGCGGGTTCTGCAGGCGCTGTCTCCGCAACTCAACAAGAAGAAGTCGGAGTACATCGAGGGCGCGTCGCAGGGCGACATGTTCAATACGGTGACCGGCCAGTGGTGGTCTGGGGAGACGGGTCTGACCGTCGTCCCGTGCTACCAGACGACCAAGTACCTGATGTTCACGCCGCGCGAGCAGGGCGGCGGGTTCAAAGGCGAACTGTCTGCTACGGATCCGATGCTCCAGCAGACGACTCGTGTCGGGTCGAAGGAGATCCTGCCCACGGGTGACGAGCTCGTGAAGTCGGATCAGCACTTCTGCCTGATCGTGGAAGAGGACGGCTCCTTCCAACCGGCTGTGATCGACATGAAGTCCACGCAGCTGAAGGTGTCGCGCCGTTGGAAGACGCAGATCGCACTGCAGCGGGTAACCAACCCGCGCACTGGGCTGCCGGTCACACCGGCTGTCTACGCGACGATGTGGCATGTAACCACGACCGAGGAGTCCAATGACCAAGGTTCGTGGAACAACTACCGCGTCGAGAAGGTTGGGCTGGTTCAGAACCGGACGCTGCTGCTTGAGGCGAAGGCGTTCCGCGAGTCTGTGATGGCTGGTGATGTGAAGGCTGCACCTGAGGACCATGGCATGGCCGCTGGTGCTGCACGAGGGGACGACATACCGTTCTGACCCCTTTGGCGCGGGGTGCATAGCCCCGCGCCTTCACATCAGAGGAGCCATGCATGTCCAACGCGAAGAGGATGCTGGCCGTCTTCGAGGGATCGAGTGACGGTCACGGCAAGACAACTGTTGGCAGAGTTACGCGCACGGGCAAGACCGAGGCTAATAGCCGCGTGGTCCGAGATCCTTTGACCGAGGCGCTTGTGCAGGCGCATCTGGACGGCAAGCAGGGGATCGGCTCGATCCCGATCAACAAGGAAAACAAGTGCCGGTTCGGTGCGCTCGACATCGACACCTATGACCTCGACATCGCTGCTCTTGCGCGGCGGGTGGCGAGCCTGAACCTTCCACTGTTCGTGTGCCGGTCCAAGTCTGGCGGCGCGCATCTGTTTCTGTTTCTGAAGGACTGGGAACCTGCGGCGTTGATACGCGAGTTCCTGACCGAGATGTCCATCGTTCTCGGGCACGCTGGTTGCGAGATCTTCCCCAAGCAGGACAAGATCCTGTCCGAGCGCGGGGACGTCGGCAACTTTATCAACATGCCGTACTTCAACGCCGAGACGACCACCCGCTACTGCCTAGACAAGAATGGCGAGGCGCTGGAACTCGAGGCGTTCCTTGAGGCCGCAGAGCGCGGTCGTGTCAGCATCATGGACTTGGGCAACCTGACGCTGACCGGGGACAGGAAGTACTTCACCGATGGCCCCTACTGTCTGGAAGTCATGTGTAGCAAGGGACCGATTACCGAAAACAGAAACATCACCCTGTTCGCCATGGGGGTGTACTGTCGCAAAAAGTGGCCTGACGACTGGCGTCGTCACCACGAGGAATACAACCGTACGTTGATATACCCGCCGCTGGATGCGGCAGAGGTGGTCAACATCCAGAAGTCGCTGGACAAGAAGGAGTACTTCTACCAGTGCAACCAGTGCCCGCTGAAGGACCACTGCGACAAGCGCATCTGCAAGACGCGGCCCTTTGGCATTGGCGATGACGCGAGCGACATGCCGCAGATCAGCGGCCTGACGATCCAGCTGTCGGATCCTAGGCTCTACTTCTTGGACGTGGATGCCAAGCGCATAGAACTGTCGACAGATCAGTTGCAGAACCCTGTGCAGTTCCAGAAGGCGTGCATGGAGCAGATCCAGAAAATGCCCGCCGTGCCGAGGCCTGCGTCATGGCAGCGGCTGGTGAGCGATCTGATGGACAACGCAACGCTGCTGGAGGTGCCAGAGGAGTTGACGTTGCAGGGCCAGTTCGTGGAGCACCTGCGGGTCTACTGCACCAGCCGCATCAGGGCCATGGTTCCAGAAGAGTTGGAGATGGGCAAGCCCTACACGGATCGAGGGCTGACGAAGTTTACGATGAGCGGGCTGACGCAGTTCCTGAAGAACCGGGGCTTCGTGGCGATGTCTCGACCTCAGATGCAGGAGGCGCTGAAGAAGCTGAACGGCGGTCAGCCTTGCAACGGTCACGAGAACATCCGCAAGGAAGACGGCAAGAGGACCACGATCCGAGTGTGGTGGGTCCCTGCCTTTGACGACAAGGACGTTGATCTACCAACCATGGAGGTTTCCAATGACATCCCCTTCTAGGCCTCGCCTGTTGAAGATCGCGGAGGTGTGTGAGTGGATCTGTGTCTCCCGCTCCACGATCTACAAATGGGTGCAAGAGGGTACCTTTCCGAAGCCGCTGATCCTTGGCGGTGGGGAGGACAACAAGACCAGCGCAAGCCGGTGGCGTGAGGACGAGGTGACTGCCTGGCTCGACCAGCGGCCCCGTGCGCGCGATGTCTGACTCGCTGTTGATCTTCGGGCCACCGGGCTGCGGCAAAACGCACACGCTCATCGAGATGGTCCGAGAGGCACTGGCCAGCGGCATCCAGCCCTGGCGCATCTGCTTCGTGTCCTTCACCCGCAAGGCCGTCCAAGAGGCGGTTGAGCGCGCATGTACCGAGTTCAACCTGACCGAGAAGGACCTTCCATACTTCCGGACACTGCACTCAATGGCGTTCCGGCAGTTGGGGCTGACCAGAAACGACATGATGTCGGCGGCAGACTACAAGATCATCGGCGATAGGCTTGGGGTCTCCTTCACCGGCGCGGACATGGTCTCTCCAGACGACGGCATCCTCATGCCTGCGACTGGTGGCAGCGGCGTATACTATCTCCAGATCCTCGACCGAGCGCGCTACCGCATGGTCACTCTGGAGGAAGAGTTCAACAAGGCGAACAACTACAGCCTGTCCTTCTCCAAGCTACGCCAGATCCAAGCTTCACTGACCGCCTACAAATCCACCTTCAGCAAGGTGGATTTCGTAGACCTCATCGACCAGTTTGTATCGTACGTTGATCCTCCGTACTTTGACCTGTTCATCGTGGACGAGGCGCAGGATCTGACGCCACTGCAGTGGGAGATGGTTCACCGGATCCGGGCCAACAGCAAGCGCACGGTATATGCGGGGGATGACGATCAGGCCATCCATGCTTGGACTGGCGTCGAGGTTGATCGGTTCCTCAGTGCTTCAACCGAAAGGCGTGTGCTGACGCAGTCGTATCGTCTGCCGAAAGCGGTCTTCAACCTCGCGTCTATCGTCGTTCGTCGGATCCAGAAGCGAGAGCCCAAGGACTACCAACCGACCAGTGAGCCGGGGGAGTTGGACTACCACCTTGGTCTTGACACGGTGCCGCTGCACAAGGGTTCTTGGACGTTGATGGCCCGCACCAACGGGTTCTTGGGGCTGTATCGGGATTGGCTCGAGGAGGCTGGCTACCTGTACAGCCTCAAGGGCAGGCCGTCGCTGCGACCCAAGATGGCTGAGGCGATCTGGACATGGCGCAGCCTTCAGAGAAACGAATCGATTCCGCTCTCTTTGATCAAGAATCTTTATGATCATGTGTCGAAGCAGGGAAAGGACGCTGCCGTAAGGCGCGGGGCATCAGTGCTGCTAGAGAGCGGTGACCCAGCGGGTGACTATCGGTACGAGGATCTGGTGCGTGAGTTCGGCCTTCTGGCGTCCAAGGACCAAG